TCACTATTCACACCTACTACAAGGTGATCACCTAATTCTTTTGCTGCTTTAAAATATTCTATATGTCCACTATGCAGTGGATCAAAACCACCAGTTACAATAACTACTTTCATAAGGTATTTATGTGCGTAGTTTATGAGCGCTAATTTTTTGGTAGCTTTAAATTATCTGTATGTACACTTTTAATTAAATTGTAATCAATATTTAAATTGTCAATTAAATTCATAAGTGCTAATGTATCTTTAGGCAAACATGCACCACTGTATCCACGTAAGTTTTCATGTACATCTAAATATTGTCCACTGCTTTTTTCTGTTTTTACATAAGCATTTTTTATTACATCATAGTTTGCATTATATTTGTTTGCTAAATCATACATTAAATTAGCAAATACAATACGTAAACTTGCGTATGAGTTATTATATAATTTTAATATTTCTGCTTCTGTAGGTAACATGTATTCAACAGATTTTGGCAATGTTTTAAATGCATCGGTAATTGTTCTTGCTATTGATAAATTATAAGTTCCTATAGCAAGTAATTTACAATCTTCAAAGTCTGCATCTGCATAATCTTGTCTTAAAAATTCAGGAACAAAACAAATATCTAAATTATGTTTTTTCAACAATTTATCTGTTGTACCTGGCAGTATTGTACTGCGTATAGCAACAACTCCTTTGTATTCAAATAATTTTAGTTCTTGCACAACACTTTCCACGTTATCCTCGTGTGTGCAAACAAATACAATTTCTGTATTTAAAATATTTTGTATTTTTGTATTGTATTTTATATCATGTTCATAAACGGTGTGTCCAAGTTTTTCAAAACCTTTTACATTTGCTTTGCCTACATTGCCTACGCCAATAACACCAATTTTCATATTAAACTTTCAACTGTCTTTCTTAAACCTTCTTGCAAAGGTGTATAATCTTTAAACTCTGTTAAAGTTCTAAGAAGTGTTGTATCTGGGCAACGGCGTTTTGCACTACCAACAGGTCCAGGGCGTACTTCAAGTTTATCTGGATTGATACCCATTATACCCATTATTAGTTTTGCTACTACACTTATTTTAACTTCGTCTTGTCTACCAACATTTACAGTTTTATTGCTGTGATTGCGTACAAGCATATCGGTCATTTTTACAGCATCGTCTACATAGCAGAAGCTACGGGTATCATCGCCTTTGATATAATATTCTCCTGCTTTACAACGTTCTACAAACTCATTTACAAAGTGATCTATCTGTCCTGGTCCATACACGTTAAAGTAGCGTATGATAAGATATTCCAATCCACTGTTTGCTACTAGGTTTTCGCCAAGTGCTTTCGGAATACTATAACTCCATCTTGGATTCGTAATGTCGTTAAACACAACTGGTACTTGCTCATCAGTTGGCACATGGTAATAACCTGCATCAATTGCTCCATTAAAAATTTCACACGTACTAGCAAAAACAAATTTAGTATTGGTATTTTTGTAACGTTCTACTAAATTTATAGTTGGTATAGTATTGTTTATCAATACATCAGTAGGTTGTTCATAAAAAAGATTTGTGCCATTGGTTGCAGCAAGATGCACTACAACATCATAGTCGGGTAGTAATTTTGTTGTGTTTTTATCTGCTAAATCTTCTCCACGGATTTTTTTATCATATGGTACTACATGAGCATTTTGTTGTTGTAAATACTTGTAATAATGACTACCAATAAATCCATGTGATCCAGTTAGTAATATTTTAGAGTGTTGCATCTTCCATACCTGCTACTCGCAGTTTAACAATGTTTGTAATTTGCCATTGCTTTTGATCAAGTCCTTTAAGTACACCTAACCACTTGTTCCGCATTAGTGCAAATTCGTTTATGATTTTTTCATAATCAACAACATCTTGCTCGCCGTCTACGTATTTTTCTACATCACGACTGCTCAATGCACGTTGATAGTTTTCAAGATATTTACGAAAAAATGAACTGCGTAATTTACGCAGTTCTATATTTAAATATTCTAATATGGCTTCAAGTTCTTGTAGTTGATTAAATCGATGTTCAACAATGCCCGGCATCTCTGCACTTGCTTTTTCAATATTTCCTTTTAACTTTACTTCTAGTTTTGCTGCTTGAAGCTCAGTATCAAAATACTGTATAGCTGCCGGAACTTGTGTAATATCTCTACTTACTCGGCTGTACCATGCCATTAGTTATCCCATTCGTCTTCGTAATCGTCTTGATCCATTTCTAAATAATATTGAATAGCAGCATCTAAAGTTTTATCTACACCTAGCATAGCTTTAAGTTGTATGTCATCCATACCATAATCGATCAGTGTATCAACATACTTTTCAGCTGCCATTTCAATGTGTTTCTTGTCTAGATACTCTTTAAACAATTCCCACAAATCAGCGACAAATTCTTCATTCATCTAATACAGGCTCCTCGTCATGATCCACAACTTCTTCGGTTGCGTTAGCGATATTTACCAATTGTTCTTCTTTTGCCGGTAAATCGGCCATGATCATTTCGAGTAGTTCACCTGTCCAGTTCTTACGATATTCTAGTGTTTCATTTCCTTCGCTATCAGTATACTTGTAGCGATTGCCTTGTTTTTCAAGCAAGCCTTTTGCTTCTAGCAAATCAAACATGCCTGAATATGGATCCATACCTGTTTCATATGGAATCTTCACTTGCACTGCTTCAAAAGGTTTTGCATAACGTGTTTTCATAACTTTACACGCTGCTCTAATACCATGCACTTGTGAAGTTTTGTTGCCGTCTGCATCTTCTTTTAGCTTTAGCTTTTTCATTGCTACAACCATTGAACTTGCATAAACAAAGCCGCTGCCGCCACTAATCTTATCATCTGGATCGAACATATCCTGCGATGCGTAAGTGTGGTTAGTAACACACATACCTACATTGTAACTGCCAAACATATTCACACAGTTAGTTACAAGTGCTTTAAGTGCTTTGGCCTTACGACCCATATCACCTTTCATATCACCTGCTTCAAACTGATTTACTTCAGTTGGTGACATAAGCATACCTAGTGAGTCAACTACAAACAACACCTTAGGACGATCTTCTTCGTTCATTGAGCGATAGTCATCCATAAATGTTGAAATAGTTTTCGCAACGTCATCAATCATTGCCATGTTTAGTTTGAGTAGTTTGCTGTCATCGCAATCAACACCTAATGCTTCTAGCCAAGTTTGATCTAGTGCATTTTCACTGTCAATTAGTACAACAAAGATTCCTTGTTCTTGTGCCGACTTTACAATGTTGCCAGACACAATGTAAGACTTGCCTGCACCTGATTCTCCTGCAAACACACTTACTTTACCTAGTGGAATACCTTTACGGAAATCACCACTTAGTAGATAATTTAGTGCATAGTTACCTGTACTGATCCAATCTTGTGGATCATTAAAGCCTGCACTCATACCTTTAATGGATTTAGTTAAACTGTTTCGAAACTTGCTAGGATCGAATGCCTTAGTAGCCATGTATATCTCCTATTCTAAAAAGCGTATGAAAGGGCCGAAGCCCTTTCTATTATTGATTTTGACGTGCTCTGATCATTGCAAGAATGTCTTGTGCGCCGCCTGCATCACCTGCTGGTTCTGCCGCTGCTTCTGGAGCAGGTGCAGGCTCTGGTGTTGCTGCTGGTGCTGGATCTTGCCAACCAGTATCATTTACAGTTTCCTGTACTGGTGCTGCTGCTGGTTGTGGAGCAGGTGTCGGAGCAGGTGCTGTGTTTGGATCACCTGTACGTGCTGCCATACCTGCTGGACGGAAGTAATTGCTCCAACGATCTGGATCATATGCTTCGCCATCTACACTTGCTTCAAACATTTCAGTAAGAACTTTTAGTTCTACTTCGCCTGGCTTTTTAGGAAGGAAATCATTGAGATTAAACAAGCCGTGTGTGTTCACTGCTGCCATCTCTGCATCACCTAGTGGACGCTCTCTACGTGCCCAATTACTTGCGCCATAATCTGCATATCCACCTTTTGTACCCTTTGACAAACGGAAGTCTACACCAGCAGTATAATCTGTTGGTAGTTCTTCCATATCTGGGTCCATTAGTGCTGCTTTGATTAGTTGGAAGATTTGTGGACCAATAATAAAACGTCGGATTGGATTTTCCGGAGTAGTATCATCGGATAGCGGATTATCTGTAACAAATCCTTGGAAGATATATGAACGCTTTTTCCAATACTTACGACCCATGTCTTCAAGACTTGCGTCTTTAAACCAACCACGTACTTCTTGTAGGATTGGACATGACTCTCCGTACATTTCCATACACGGAACTTGTACCTGTACTGGACGAGAACTTGTGTCTCCTTTTACTCCACTAAACGGAAGTTTGATCATCAAACGTTCTTTCCAAAAGAAAGTGTTTGAATCATCGCCATCAGGTAAGAAACGCAACGTTGCAGTTTCGCCTTCTTTCATATTCCAAAATGGGTAAATTGCGTTATCGCCACCGCCTGTACGTTGTCCGCCAGCGCCGGCTTCTTGTTCTTTGAGCTTTGCTCTAATTTCTGCTAATGATGCCATAGTTATGCCTCCTTATATATTGCCTATGTTCTATGTGCCTTTAGTGTGCAGCACAATTATTATACTACACAATGTTATTTATCTTGTCAACTGTTTTTTGACAATATTTTAAAATAGTTAGCCGATTATTTTAAACCGGCTAACTCTTGAATTCTTGTAAAGTCTGCCATTTTGCGAGCCTGGTATTTTTCATGTACTTGACCTAGACGTTCTATAAACTGACTTGCTGGCTTGACGTATTGATCACCATAATCTTTTTCAACACTGGTCAATACTGCTGTTTCGCCTTTTGGAAACTTGCCTGTTTGTCTATCAAAATAACTTAGAATAAATTCGCCTAGTGGTGTTTTACTCTCTTTTTTTGGTTCTTCTTCTGCTCTTTTTGCTATTGCCTTTTTGATAGCAATGTCTTTGGCAATTTCATAATCATCGCTGTCTTCATCGCCGTCGCCATCTTTGTCGTGTGATGTTTCTACTTGCGCACTAAAATTATCTGCAAACTGTCCTAGTAATTTATCAAATGCCATATCTATTTCTGACTCTGTGTTTACGCCTCTAGTACTGCCTGTCATTTGTCCATTAGGTGCAAGTTCGCTCGTACCGCCTGCTCCAATGTTTACATCTGGGCCAATCTGACGCCACATAAACATTCCGCCTTTTGCTGGTATAATTTCAAAATCTTTGCCTTGCTCTTGATACCCATTTGCTAATGCATCATCGATTGCTCTTTGTTCAGTAGGAAAAATATCATCGCTTGTTCTTTGTTGTGGTCTAAGTTTTGGACGTGGACTAGTTGCAGGTGCTCCACCTAACGCTTGTCCGACTGCTGCATCAATGCTTGCTTTATCTACTTCATTCACAATATCTTCAAAAGCAAGTTCTTGCGGCCTGGCCGATTCGCCTACTAAATTGTAAATGTATGGAAATACATCTTTTAATTCTTCATTAAACTGTTTTACTG